CCCATTTATACTGGTTTGCCCATGCATAAATAGTTGAAGGTTTAACTTGGACATTAAACGTATCACTAACTTTTTCTGCAATCTCTCTAGCAGGTTTTCCCTCTAAAAAGAATTCCATAGCTTTAGTTTTTACTTCTTGCGGTATTCGCTTTGGCATCCTATATCCTATTGATAAAAATTATTTGGGTCTAACCCACCAAAACCATCATCTGATATATGTTGAGAATCTATATTCCCACCTAATGGAGTGCCATCAGAATTCAAGAATCGGGTAAAGTCTATATGACCCGCTGTTTTATTAGCCGCTGAAAAACAAAAAGGAACTTTTACAGTTGTGTTTTTGCTTGGCTCAACTTCTTGAAATTTAATTGAAATTTCATCCTTTGTACAGATGTTAGGCCAAATATGTTCCTGTTCTCCAATTGGTTTATACATTTTGTTTTTCATTATAGAACTACTAGTACGTTGTAGGTCATCTATTTCTTGGTTGTATTTACACTCTGTAAATTTACACCAGACAACCGTACCATATTTATTTTTAACGTCCTCTATAGTTGGCAAATCTTTTGGAAATGTATCTTCATACTTTCGTATTTTTTTCTTTGCCGGTCCTATAAATGCTTGTCTAATCTCAGGGCCTACTTTCTGTAGCCCACCCTTTCCTAACATAGTTTATACTCCTTTATCCTTCAAGTTCTGGAAGCTCATCTTTATGTCTCCTTTTTATCCATAACGAAATACAAGCCGCATCACACCAATCCTGTTCAGGAAATATATCTCCCCACTTATCAACAGTAAAGGCTTTAATTGCCTGCTTGTTTAAATTCCCTTTCCCTAAAATATATTTTTTCCAATGGCGATTATCAACTGGAATACAGTCAATTTTATGCTGGTCACACAGAAGTCTTACTCCATGTACAACTCCAGCAATCTCCATCGTGGATTTAGGGTTTTGAATAAAGATAGCTGCTTCAACAGCAGCTTCTATCCTTACTTTTATTTTACTCAAATCTTCCGCAAATTTACGAGCAATTTGCAAACTTCTTAGATTAAAATCTTTTTCAGAACTACCCCATTTGCCCTGTCCAATAACTGTTTCGGAACTATCAATTAATATCGCATGGACTGCTTTAGATGAACAGTCAATCCCCATATATACAGTTGAAGGGAGGTCTTCAAAAATCTGCCAATTTCCTTCATTCTTTACCAAACTCTTCCTCTACTATTTCGTGCATATCTAATACGCAATTTCGTAAATCCGTTACACATTTTCTAAGGGTATCTATATCTTGATACACAATAGCGTAACGCATTCCCCTTAATATAATCTCCGCTTTATTAGACGTATCTAATAACTCATGGTCATCTATAGTTTTAAAACGCTTACCCATAAGCTATCCATGACCTATCTTTTTTAACTTCAGTTTCCATAAGTTCTACAATTTTCTGGCAGGTAGGTTTTTCTGCCTTTTTATGTTTAGAACAATAAGTGCCTTTTATCTGCTGTTCATATACTTTATCTTGGGCTTCTTCAGCTGAGTCAGCCATTACCTCAATAGCATGAACTAGTCTATGTTCAACCCATATTCTATATCTATTTGATTTAGCCGCCATGTTCTACCCCCATGCTTTTGTATTGTCCCTACCCATATTGCGTAAGGTCACAACTCTGGAGACTGCATCATAGGCAGACTTATATGCATTAAGCAAACCAGATACCTTGATATGAATAGCTTCTTGCCCAATAATTTCTTTCCGTAATTCTGTTAAATTAGGGTAGCGCTCAAATGCAGCCCCTCTAACTTCTTCCCTAGTAAGTTTCTTTTTGCCTTCTTCTTCCCGTTCATCCGCTAACTTATAAATAGCCGTAGAGTACCTTTCATTAAAAGCGGCTTCTAACGCTGTTTTAGTTGCCGTTACATCAGCTAATTGATTTTCTAAATAGGCTTTGTAGCCACCAAACATAGTTAAAAACTCTTCTAATTGTGAATTAGTAGCATTCATAAGATTAGTAAAATCAACACTATAATCTTTTGTAACTTCTTTACCTATTGCTGGAATAGATAACTCAGTTATAAACGTTTCTGCATTTGCTAATGCCGTTAATGGTGACCATCGTTGTACTTCAGCCATTCTTAATCTTCTCTCTTACAAGCGCAGTATCTATAACCAGTACATTTTTCCGGCTGACTAGTCATATTCATAATACGATTACATCTATCATAAATTTCTTTCCAGTGTTCAGGGTCCTTCTTAACTTCAAACGCTTTAATCTTCTGGTCGTTCTTACATTCATATAATACCACACCATGTTGGTATCCCGTAAGATTTAAATAAATTTGAATCTGTACAGTATGTTCAGGTTTAGGTTCTTTCAGAGCATTAAACCCACGTTGATTAATAGATTTTAATTCAATTAATAACTGTTCATGTTCCGGATGGCTAATTAGAAAATCTAACCTGCCAGAAATAGGAGGGTCATCTGCTTTAATAACCGACTCTGTTTCTAAAAGAACATTCATCTTTTCAAAATACTTCTCATATCTATACCCTAGATAATCACCACAATCAAATATACGCCTTGCTACAGCGCTTATCTCTTCTTCTTTAACCAATCCATTATAACAATTATATAAGTATCTATCGCAAATACTTCCTAACGCAGAAGGGTAAAACACTCCTTGTCTAGCGGGGCGTTGAGCTTCTTTCAGGCTACTATCTATACTCTTGAGTAACCACTTATCTTGTACACCGTCTAGGCTATCTTCTAGCAGCTCTCCAAGGCTCGCCATAATTCCTCCTGAACTCGTTGTTTAGTATCTGCCCTAATATGAAAAATGTATTCTATTGAAGGATGTTCCATTAATGTTATATCTCGTTGCATATCTCTTTTCTTTAAATGTCCATATACACCATCAGCTTCGATAACAAACTTTAAATCGGGTATCCAAAAATCTACTGTATATGTATAAAATTGTTTTTGTTGTTCAAAGCGCATACCCATTTCCGATAAACAATCAGCAATTATATTTTCTTGATTAGTGAAATCGGTCGGTTTTATGTTCATGCTACTTCTTGTTTAAGGGCATCAATTTTCTCTGGGTTATCTATAAAAAATTGTTTTAACCCATTTAACCCCATAACTTTATCTTCCTTGTAATTATACCAAGCACCTGCTCGAGTAATAAGTCCAACATCTATAGCTTCTCTAATAAAGCTTTCTAATATGTCTATTCCGCCGTCCACCCTAAATGGCACAACAGCCGACCTCCAGTTCTCACCACCCACTTTACTCTTGCGTAATCGCACTTCCATATCAAAACCAACTCTTTGCTTGTTTTCTTCAATCCAGCCGCTACGTCTAACTTGCAGGAGAAAATGCGAAAAGAAAGTTTGTGCTAATCCACCGGGCATATTGTCTATGGCAACGGGTCCCAAACTTGAACGAACCTGATTGATTGCCACTAACGCTGAGCCATGTTTTAGATTAGGAAGTAATTTAGGCAATGACGCATTAATAAACCTCGCCTGCCATGCCATTGGGTTGTAGGAAAATTCCTCTTCAGCAACTGTTGTCGGCACAAGACCTGCAATGCTATCTAATACAATAACATCTACACCCGCCTTCATCATTTCTCTAACAATCTCTAATGCATCCTCCCCATTAGTGGGTTGGGCAACCAGAATCTTATCTGCGTCTAAGCCACATTTTGTAACCCAGTCCGCATCCCACGACAACTCTGTGTCTATCCAACCAGCCGTACCACCAGCTGATTGAGCATTTCGAGCTATTTGAGAAGCTAAATAGGACTTTCCTACATTGGTAGGACCGTACAGAAGCGTCATACGCTTTTTAGGTATGCCTCCTCCCGTTAGAGAATCTAACGCAGGAATACCAAAGGGGATACGCTCATATGAAAACGCATCATTACTTCCCCTAAATAAGTTTAAATCTTTTTTAGAGAGAAGTTGTTGTATAACTTCTTCTGCATTGTCTTTCATAGAATTACCTTATTCCTTATCAGAGTTTTTACTACGTAAATCTCTAATTTGGGCTGCTAGTTTTTCTTTAGTAGCTTGATATACAGCATCAATTACTTTGTTACTGTCTTCAAGTTGAGGTTCCAGTGGTATCTCGGTATCTATATCACTAATAGTAATGTCTAATCTTGCATATTGATTAGAGCCATCCTTCCCAACATTCATAGTGACTCCGAGGTGTGATGTAATCTTTGGCATAATGCCCTCCGTTTCTTTAGTTTTTTCCAGTGTATCATTATCTGTATAAGATGTCACGTAATCTTCATAGTCCATCTTAGTAGCCCATGAAGGAGTGCAAACCTCTTTATCAACAAACAAAGGAATCCCTAAACTATTGGTCTGCATTATCTTAATAATCTCTGGAACTACTTCATCCATCTCATCTTCATGTACTTCACAAATAATTTCATCATGAACTTGAAGTAAAGGTTTGCTTAACTTACCTTGTAAAAATTCATCTACTTTAATTAACCTTTCATTTAAGATATCTGCACTAGTACCTTGAACTAGGTAATTAACTCCTTTATAGCTCATACCAGATGGTATCTTATAAACCCTGCCGTACTTGTTCTTTATCCATCCCCGGCTCTCTACAGCCTTCATAACGCCTCGTATGAACTCTCTAGAGCCTTCAATGCTGTCTAAGTACCTCTTCTTATACTTCCCGGCTTCTTGCTTAGTAGTCTGTAGCTGCTGAGCAAGACGTTGATTACCAATTCCGTATATGATTCCGAAAGTAATCCCCTTAGCCATTTGCCTATAGTACTTAAACTGGGGGTCATCTTCATCTAATTCAAATGCAATCTTTGCCGCTTCCCCATGGAAGTCTACATCAGTTCTATTTAAAAGTTCTTGCATACTCTCGTTCTGTAAGTAACTTAAAAACACTCTAACTTCCATCTGGGAATAGTCAAAACTCACTAATTGATACCCTTCTCTAGGTAAGAATAATCTTCTAATAGAAATTTGCCTGTCGTCAGACTCATCATAGGATTCATCTCCCATAAAGCCCCACGTATTTAAGACATCATTATCTAAATTAACTCCCTCTTCTAAGTTAGCTGTAGCTTCGATACGTCCCTGTACAATTTCTAACTCTTCTGGAGACAATTCCCTATCTCTAAGGTTGAAATGGTTACGGGGAATGTTTTGTAAGTTGGGTTCTCTAGACGAAAGCCTCCCAGTTAATGTGCCCCAATTACAGAAATTAGTATGTAATACAGGCTTTTCAACATAAGGTTCTAAATACGTAGAGGACAATTTAGTTAACGCTCTATGTTGTCTTATCAACCCTGCTAATGGATGATTAATCTGAGCTAAGGCAGCTGTTCCCCATGATTGCCTACCAGTATTAGTAAGGATATTAGACTCAATTCCCATATCATTAAAGATAGTTCCTATCTCTTGGGTACTACGAATGTTAAATTCTTTGCCACTAAGTTCAAATATCTTAGCTTCTACTTCCTCTTTCCTATCCGTAATCTTTTGAACAGTTTGGGAAGCATAATCTGAATCAATTACCACACCCCTACTTTCCATATCAAATAGAACACGGGTTAATTCATATTCTAACTCTAAAATTTTTTGCTGATTACTCTGTTCAATCTTACCTAAGCAATCTTTATAAAGTTGTAAGGTCCAATATGCATCATATTCACAATACTCTCCCAAAACATCTGGAGGTGCTAATGAAAAGTCTTTATGCCATTTGTTAGACCTTAAATATTTCTTTGTCTCTATGTCGTATTCTGCGGCTTGAGGACCATAAAACCTTGTTAGAGTCTTAGTTAAACCCAATTCATTTACAGTAGAGTCTGCAGTTAACCTGACTAATAGCATGACATCAATTAACTTACTGTTAGTGATATCTAGCCCATCGTTAGTTAGGAACCGTAAATCGAACTTTAGATTATATCCAAGCAGTTCAGTTCGGGTACTCATTAGGTCCATCAAGGTAGGGAGGTATGAAGGATTTAAGTTCCCGGATTGCTGATGCCTGAATGGAAAATAATATGTTGAGTCCGATTTACGGTCGATGGCTATGCCTATGCCACAAAGCTGGTTGTAACCATAAGCATCTAAGCCATTCGTTTCTACATCTACTGTCCAAGATGAATATGATGATAAATCCTCAATAGCCTGTTCAAATAGACTATCTGTATTTACTATCATATCCTCTCCTAGAATGGTAGGCCGTTAGTATCCTCTATAGCAAATTCTACAGATTCTCCTGTAATAGAGGCTTCCTGTGACGCAGGGCTCCAAAGTTTACTATAATTCTCTTTATAGTACTCTGATAAAGGTTGTAGGGCTTCTTCTGGTGCTGGGGCTTCTTCATCTCTAACCGTTGGGGTAAAGGTGTAAGTGGTGTCTAAGAATAACCCATTACGTTTTATTCTTATAACTCCTTTTGATAGTTTCCCTCCCCACTCATCTTTAATATTACTGAGTGCTTCAAGATTAACTTTCTTTTGCCCGTAGCCTACAGAAAAAATGCGGTAATCATTTACTGTTTCTTTAAAGTGCTTTCCACGATTATCCTGTACTTCTTCCCAATCATCCCCAATATTAGGAATATTAGGTTTAGTGGGGTGATATACATAATGAACGTATACCCAGAAAGCTACTTGTTTCTTTAAACGAGCATCTTCTGGCATAACACTTAAATCTACGTCTGGGTGATTTAATAGAAATCCCCATCTGGGGTCCCCATTTGGTTTAATCCCATTTTGAAAAGAGTAGGTTTCCAAACCAGATAACCATGTATCTCCGTCAGATTCTTCATCCGCATCTGTTAAAAATGTAACAAACGCATCATCTCCATCTTGCCTGAGATATAACTCTTTATTTGGTTGCGCAACTCTTATGTTACGTACCGGGCTACTTTCTTGTAATAATTCTTCTAATCCTGCCATTTCTTTTCTCCTTGTAATTTTATGGTCTACCAATAATATCTATCGGCAATTATTCTGTCAAGTATTTTTTTATCTCTAATATCCTGAACATCTTTATACTCGTTAGGAATTTTAATAAAAGTTGTAATTATAGACTGGGTTAAGGTAGTAAAGGCTTTATTAAATCCTATAGTTCCTGCTTCATCATTATCCAAACAAAGAACTATTTCTTCCGTTGGTAAAGACGTTAATAGCCGCTGTTGTGTTTTTGACATATCCATTCCTAAAATCGCTACTGCGGGATAACCGTTTTGAGTTAACCACATAGCATCTAAAGTTCCTTCCGTAACACAAATAAATCTACTAGACTTAATTCGATTACCTCCAAACACTACCTTAGATTTCTTTAAACCTTTACTATATAAATATTTAGGAATTAAAAAGGGTCTACGAGAAACCCATCCCACTAGCTTACTATCTATATCGTGAATAGGTATAATTAAATCCCCATGGTTATTTGTCCCACATCCCCAATCTTCTAATGTAGCTTTCTTAAAGTCCCTTTGATATATCCATGCAGGATATGTACCTGTAATAAATTCCGGAGGTAGTTCTACTTCAGGCATGTATTCTTCTGTAGGTTCCATATCTTCAAAAAAGTCAAAATCTAATGAAAACTCATTTTTATAAATTAATTCATTTACCTCAGAGCCGCTAAGATTTAAAAGCCTTTGTATGAATTTTGCTAAGGAACCTTGACCGCACCCTGCAAAACATATCCACACACCTTTATCGACATTAATTGAACAAGATGCTACAGAATCGTCATGAAATGGGCATACAATACTA